AGTAGTGTACTACCGATTCCTCTTGAATCAAATTGAAGGATTATTGAAATAATGAAGTTATACATCGTGCTGGCATTGCTGTTAACCAGTGTCACAGCAAATCCAGTCATCACAAGGTGTTTCCATGGCGGCCAGTTGATTGCTGAAGAACGGTCAGATAGTGCAATATCTGAATACTGTATAAAGGATGATATATCTATCATCAAATCTGAGATAACCCATACAAAAAATGCAACAGGTGAGTTTGCACATAGTAAGGTTTTCAGGTATTGGACAATTAAAGATTGGAAACTGTGCAAGCCAATTCTAATGGCAGGTGGGAGCATTAATGTTATCGAAGTAGACAAAAAATTAAGGTTGCAAACAAAGACATATGTGTGTGACCAAGATTGCACAATCACTATAGATAAGGAAAATGCTCAAATACTATTCCAGACAGATGATCTAAACCATTTTGAAGTGACAGGAACTACAATCAGCACTGGATGGTTCAAGAACAAAGCATCTGTCTCATTGGACCAGACTTGTGAGCATCTGAAAGCCTCATGTGGGAAAAAATCTATTCAATTCCATGCTTGCTTCAAACAACATATGGCATGTGTCAGATTTTTACATAGAAGCATACTACCAGGAAAAATGGCAGTATCCATTTGCCAAAACATTGAGCTTATCATAATTATATCTCTAGCTATATTAATCTTTTTAATTTTAATCATTATAGCAAAAACATATATCTGCTATTTGCTCTTACCAATATTCATGCCATTAGCATATTTCTATGGCTGGGTGTATAATAGGAGTTGTAAAAAATGCACATGCTGTGGTTTAGCATACCACCCATTTACAAATTGTGGATCACACTGTGTATGTGGTGCAAGATTTGAGACATCAGATAGAATGAGGCTTCATAGAGAATCAGGATTATGTCRAGGTTTTAAGAGCCTGAGAGTAGCCAGAAAACTTTGCAAATCTAAAGGTTCATCACTTATCTTATCTATCTTAATTTCCATCTTAATATTGTCATTTGTAACTCCAATTGAAGGTATGCTAACAGATGCTCAAGTAAAATCTAGAGTTGAATTAAACAGCTTAAGTGACAAAATTATGAATTATGAAATCACTCAGGAAGCAAATCACAACACATTGATCTGGATAAATATGGCAAATGTAATTATCAATCTAGTATTGATAGTCATCCCTATAATACTAACTAGGGCTTTAACACAACTCGTTAAATTGAACATAGTTTACTGTGATGAATGTGCAATGTATCACGAAAAGAAAGGAATAAAGTATTTTGGAGATTTCACAAACAAATGTGGGTATTGTACATGTGGAGAGTTGGAAAACCAGCAGCAATTATCAATACACAAAGCAAGACAAAGTTGCATATATAACTATAAATTAATCTGGGTAAAGAGGATAGTATCTACGATTTTAGTTCTGGCTATTATACAAAACTGTGCATCACTAACTGCAGCCGATGACAGTTGTTGGACAGAAACAAATCCATCAGAAAAGTGTTTAGGACCCCTAATTGCTCCAGAGCAATGTCTAAAGAAAGAACATAAGACATATAGAGGTGAAGCAGCACAATTAGTTGCGTYTAAAAAAATAACCCAGGAGGAAACTAATGCTGCAGAACTTCTTGGCACTACCATAGAGAGTGGCATACAAGCAATCAATTCACAAGGTACATTCACAAAAAAACATCTATTAGAAGTTTTATTTCTTCAAAAGCATTGTGATTATTATTCTCTATACAAACACAACAGCGGATATTCACAAGCCAAATGGAGAGCACTAGTCAAAACTTTCCATTTTGATGTCTGCTCCATGAGTGCATCAACACCATTTTGCATGTGTATGACCACAAGCAATTGCGATACAGAAAATCTTAATTTAGAAGGAACACTCAACACACTCTACCAAAATAAATTGGAAAATTTCAAACATGATTTATCACTATTTCTGGATGTGGCCATAGCAGCATTTCCTGGTACAAGTGCATCATATATGACTACCAATATAAAGCAAAAAAAAGGGACTACATTAACAAGCTTCTTTGATAAAATTATATCCAAGTTTCCTTCAAACAAACTATTAGTAGCGATCCTAAAATTTGGTAATTATCTATTGAAGCACAATAATGCTAATAACTATGAATTAACATCTGATCAAGAAAAATACATTTTTTCTGTAGAGACCCATATGGAACAAAAAGGAGATCAAACTGCACTTTCAAGTGCAGTAGTTGGCCAAGAAACTGCTACCTGCAAATTATATAAAGAAATTCACTGCTTGACCCCTAGAATGCACATACCTGTCACCAATTTATCTGCTTGCGGTGACCAACCAAATTACCAAATCTACAAAACACCTGATAAAGTTTATAAAGCACACGACCGTGTAGAAACTTGGTGTATTGGTGATATGCATTGCTTACAAAATTATGTCCCAGCAGAGCCTGATCAGGTGGAGAGATTGAAAAAACTAAAATGCTGGCTGAAAGAACCGGCAAAATTAGAAGACAAGTATAGTACACCTTCTAAAACATGTAGAGTAGATGCAAAAGGGATATGCAAAGTTCTCAATAGTCAATGGGAGGTTCTCCAATGTGATAATGGATTAACATATTTCACTGATCATATAGAAGGTGATGATATAGCAAATGACTTGGGGAATCATTGTATATCCATAGGATGCCTACATGATCGATACCCGATAAATGCTAAGGTATTGAATGATTGTAAATGGGATTATAAAAGCAAAAAGGTCGAATTATTGAAGAATATTGAACTGCATAGCATTGAAGAACTCAAGAGGGTCCTTTCTGACAAATTAACACATAATCTAGAAACCTACTCATTTAAACCTCTTTCAAGCTTGCCCCATATTAAACCAAAATACCAATTTATAACTATATCTGGAACTGAAACAGTAGATGGTATTGAGGGCTCATATATCACTTTCGAAATGCCTGCCATTGGAGGGACTTCTTCTGGATACCACATTCAGACTAAAGATGGGCAAGAATTGCTGGATGTAATAGTATTTGTGAAAGAAGCAATACTATTTAGCGATTACACCCACATCTATGATACAGGTCCAACAATTGGTATCAATGTAAGACATGATGAGAAATGCACTGGGTCATGTCCTGCTGCTATCCCACATGAGCAGAATTGGTTGACATTCTCACAGGAGAGGACAAGCAGATGGGGTTGTGAAGAATATGGGTGCCTAGCAATTAATACAGGTTGTGTATTTGGATCTTGCCAAGATATTATCAGGCCAGAAGCTAAAGTCTATAGGAAAAATTTAGATGATGATCAATTAATAGAGGTTTGCATTAATTATCCTGGGAAAACTTTTTGCACGGATGTAAATCCTTTAGAACCAAAAATTACAGAAACATTGGAGATACAAGTTAAGACAGTTGATATTAAATCACTTCCACAATTTGTGGTTATACAAAATCATAAACTGTACACTGGGCAAATCAATGACCTTGGTTCCTTTGGCTCCTATTGCGGAAATGTACAGAAAACAAATTCTAGCTTGATAGGATCTGGGACCCCTAAATTTGATTACACTTGTTACAGTGCTAGCAGGAAAGATGTTATAGTAAGAAGATGTTACACTAATAATTTTGATTCCTGTAAACTATTACAAGAAAACAAAAATGTAATCTTTGAAGACAACCATGAAACTATTGTTGTCAAAAATAAAAATTATGATTTGGGTTCAATATCGATAAAACTCCACCTAGGAGATATCAACTATAAATCATTTACAGAAGATCTAGACTTACAGGTAGATGCTAAATGTGTTGGATGTCCAAATTGTTTTGAAGCATATAGTTGCTCTTTCCAAATAGAGACATTGGTGGACACTATCTGCACTATTAAAGGACCATGTGAAATTTCCCACAACAGAATAAAATTGAGTACAAATCAGCAAACATATGCTCTAAAAATGTTTTGTAAAACAAAGCCATCCATTGTGGAAACATTTTTTATATGTAATAAAAAATATGATATAACTTTTGATACCATTATAAAAAATGATAAGATAGAATTAAATACAGGTGATCAAACATCATATATCAAAGAACAAGATTTAAGATGCAAAACATGGTTATGCAGAGTTAGAGATGAGGGTATTGGTTTGATATTTCAACCTATTAAAGATATCCTTGGTAGCTATTTCCACACTGGTATGGTTATAATTGCTGTTTTCTTCTTTTCATTCTTATTGATTTATATACTACTACCTATGTGTATGAGACTTAAAGATATATTGAAAGAAAATGAGATTCAATATTTGAAGGAAACAAAGTCCAAGTAAGTTGCGTTTATAAGTAAATTGATAATAAACATTTAATCTCATTATAACATATAAAATCAAACAAAATAAAATTATC